GGCCATTACCATTATATCCTGGTATTAATTTTTTTAAATATTGGTCATTTGCAATTGCGTCTAACTGACTATAATCTTCGGGATTTATTGTATCATCGCTTGCGCTTAAAACATGCTTCGTTTGACCTACCTTGGATAATTGTGGTGGTGGAGGTGGATCAAAACTTGGTTTATAATCCGCTAATCCACTATCATCTTCGTCGCCACCGCCTATCATATATACATTGCTTGAACCAACTTCTTCGTTTTTAGGACTATCTTTATTAGAATTACTAGCGTCTTCGCTTTTTTTATTATTTAGTAGAGTATTCAAATTCGGTAATTTTTTTAATGTTTTTCTTTTATTATTTGTTGTATTATTTGTTGTATTATTTGTTGTATTTGTATTATTTATTGTATTATCAGAGTTCCATTCAGAATAATTTAATGACATGTATATATAATTTTATTATATAATAATTATATTTAATTTTATCTAAAGATACTGAAAAAAAACATTATTCTATATATATAATAAAATGAAACTAAATATATACGTTTTACTTCTAATATTTCTAGTTATTCTAATGTATTTTCAACCATCATTTTTAGGAAACTTATGTACTAATTGTTTCGGTAAAGCAACACTTATTTTACTTATCGTATTTTTAGCTATACAAGACATAGGTTTAGCTATTTTAGCATCTGTTGTTTTAATTAGCTCTATGCACCTAGTATCTCGTGAAGGATTTAAAGAAGGTAATACAGAAATTCCTGGAGAATGTAGAGGAGTTGAGTCGCAAGGCACAAACGTAACGAAACTAGCGTACGATAAAAATAAGTGTACCCAATACGGAACATGTCATGTTAATTCTACGACTCTCGAGGAAGCTCTCAAGTTTGGTGTTGATAAAAATGCTTGTGAGAATGACGGAATATGTACTGACAGTAATGGTAATAAAGACACATCACTGAACACTGAATCAGAATGTTTGGATTCCAATGGAACATGTAATGACAGTAATAATGATGTAGACACATCACTGAGCAATAAAATAGAGTGTATAGAGGCGGGAACATGTAGTAACGGTACTGATACTAAGGAAAAAGATTGTACCGATAACAGTGGAATATGGACCCTTTCAAATAATACATGGAGTCCTACTAATACGTGGGATAAATATCATTGGAAACCCTATACTTGGACTACCTCTACACAACCCGATTTAGCGTGTGATGCTTATCAAGAACATGTTAATAATGAAAATGCGCATAACACGCACTCGCACGCCTCGCAATTTACAAATATGAGAAGCGGTTTTAGAAACAGAAAGGGTGGTAAAGAAGGTTTTATGGTCAGTAGTTCTGAATTAATATCATTTGAAGACTCTAAAATAAGAGGTAAAGACTCTAATATATATCCTGTTTCAAGATCCAATGTACAAAATAAAGGTTTATTTAGTGGATTTAATCTTTTTTAACTTTACTTAACTTTACTTTACTTAACTTAACTTAACTTAATTTAATATTAATTCTTATTGAAAAATATTAATATTAATATATTTTATATGAACTTATCATTTAATATAAAAATTTCTGATAGTAATGCTAATATAATTATTTTATCTGCAGTAGTTATTTTTATTGCTATTTTAATAGTTGCTTATATATTATTTATTATATACAATAAGGTAAATAAAAATAAAAAGGTAAAGGAAACATTTTTAAATAGTGTAAAAAACGCGGTTGATTGTAACCATGCAGATTTTGATTTATGTGAAGAAGGGAAAGTTTTGTACAATACTCTTGAGGATAGACGACTAGCACATGATGAGTGGTATTCAGAATATGTAAGTAAACGAAATGAAACAGATGGGGATATTGATGAAAATTCTGAGGCATATAAAGCTTTTGCTAAGGGATATGGAGATCCAAATCCAGTAGAACTTTCTTCAAATGCCGCTTCAAGTCAAAATAATAGTAAACGTCGACAATATTGCCCAAAAATAAAGGGTGATTATTCAAATTGCGGCGTAGATTGTATTCCAGTAAGTAATTTAATAGGAGAAGATGATAAAGATGACGATGATGATAAAAAACTAAAAAAATACTTTTGTGTTAATAAAGGAAGCATAATATCAAATTTACATGAGGCTAACAAAGATTATAACGATGCAAAAAAAATACATAATGATAAAATATCGCAAGCAAAAGCAGAAAAGAAAGAAAAAGCAGAAGAAAAGAAATTAAAAACAGAAGAAAGAAAGGCAAATATCTCACAAAATAAAGAGTCGTTTATAAATGCTTTTTCAAATACAAACACTTTATCAAAACAAGTAACTATAGAAGATAATATTAGACCGATTGAATCAAAAAAAATTAGTTACCCTTTGAAATCAAAACCTGGTTTAAAAACCCAAACTAATAACATATTTAGCGATTTCATATCTATTATTAAATTTTAAAACTATTATTTTTAGTTAATTATTTTTAGTTAATTATTTTTAGTTAATTATTTTATTATAATTTAATCTATTTATAATATATTACTATAGATTAAATGAAATTACCTAATAAAAGTTTCTTTATTATAATTATATTAGTTGCTGTTATATTAATTTCAGCAACACATAAAACATTAACAGTAAAAAAAGAAGGTTTCAATATAATTAGAAATCCAATTACAGATGCTAAAAGAATTAGCACTTTTTTATCAAGAAAAAAGAATAAATCAAAAAATGCCGAAGTATTAGAGTCAACTGCCCCGTCTCAACCACCACCACAAACCAATGAAAATAATGAAAGTAGTGATGAAGAAAGCGACGATGAAAGCGTTGAATATGAAACATTCAATACTAAAGAATCTGTTGATGAATTTACCGATTTTAAAGAATATCAAACATTTAAAAATTATGAAAAATTTAAAAAAATGATGGGTAATGAAACCATGGTTACAAAAAGTAATAATAAAAAGAAACGCAGGAAAGAAGGTTTTAACAATATGATTAAACAAAATATAATGTCAAAACAGCAGTTATTTGGATTTTAAATAATTTGATTAAATTGATTAATTTGATATATATATTATATTATTTATATACATATAATATACATACTATAAATGAAATTTAATATATTAGGAGCTATTTTAATTTTACTATTAATAGTATTAATTAATTCATATATGGGGACCAGATTAAAAGAACAATTTGTAGGTAGAGAAATGGCCGAAGGTTTAGTAGATAGAGGTATAGAAAAATTTGTAGATTTGGGATTAGACGCTTTACAAGAAGGTGCAAAAAAAATTAAAAAAAAAGGGAACAAAAAGAAGGTAAAAAGTATGCTAAAAAATATGAAAAAAAATATCAAGAATAAAATCAAATAATAATACAATCAAATAATAATACAATCAAATAATACAATCAAATAATACAATCATAAATAAATAATATAATAATATTATAAGTAGATATATGTCAAAAACACAAGTTATAAGCAATAAAAATAAATCAAGTATTAAAAATACAAATGCGCGGAAAAATACAAATGCTCGCAAAAATATGAAGGGTGGGAAACCTACTCTTATATCTAATATGTTTGGTGCGGTACATAAAGGGGTTGAAGGTTTAAATTCTAATAAATTCTTTGCCGGATTAATTATGATAATACTTAATATTGGTTCAAAATTTATAACCGTTAAATTTAGTAAAACGCAAGAAGCTTATTTAAGAAATACTCTTGGAAGACAAATATTGATTTTTGCTATAGCATTTATGGGTACAAAAGATATATATTTAGCATTGGTTATAACAGCAGTTTTTGTAATAATGGCTAATTATTTATTTAACGAAGAAAGTAGATTCTGTATATTACCTAATCAAATGAAGAAAATAAAAGATGCAATAGATACAGATGATGACGGAAAAATAAGCGATGAAGAAATACAAAGCGCTCTAGATATATTAACTAAGGCAAAAGAACAAAAAAATGAAAAACAATTAGATCTTGTAAAAGAAAAATTTAAAAATAAATAAATTTAATATCTCTGTATATATTAAGTTTATTAATATGAGTGAATTAGAAGGAGGCAAAGAAAAAGATGAAAAAAAAGATGAAATACGCTATAAGAAAATTGATACAATACAAATAATAACAAATCTAAAAGAAAGAAATGATGATGATGATAATAAAAAGGGTAGTATTAAAATTATTAACTATACTATAAATGCATTAGTAGATTTATTAAAAAATTATGAAAATAAACGTAAGGATTATGAAGAAAATACTGAAAAAAAAAATAAAAAAATAAAATATAAGTCTTTTTACAATAAAGAAATAAAAGAAAAAATAGATTATAAGACCTTTTATGTACCGGTTAACTTTAAACTTGATGAAATACTTTTGAAAAAAAACGTATATGGTTTCTATGCCATGTTTAATAAAAAAATTATGGATAAATTACTTGAAAACCAAAAAAGTAAAATAATCAATACAGATAAGAGTAAAAATAAAAATGCTGTTGAGGAAAAAATATTTATTCATAATGTGAAAATATATATAGACTTACTTTTTATAGTAAATAATTTTATTAAAATAAATAATGTAAATTATACCATAACAAAAGCATCATATGATAAAAAAAATGATAAAAAAGGGGGTGTTATTTCAATAAAATTAAATGTTTCAACATATAAAAAATCAACCAATAATAAAAAAGAAAAAACCTGTGAAACGCGATTAGGCGATATAAAACAACTATATAGGGGTTTATATCAAGGTTTAGTTGGTGTTGAAGTTCAATTAAGTCCGGATGAAGAAGAAATGAAAAAACTGGATATATTAATTAGCAAATCAAATGAATATTTATTTTATAAATTAAAAACAATATATGAAGGCGTTTTCGGACAAGATAAAAAGGATAAAAAACTAAAAGATTTTACTCGACTAGATATAGATATTACTTTAACAAATGATGAAAGTCTAGCAATGTTTAGAACTGATCCAAAAAATTATATAGAATATATAAAATTATCTAATATATTATCTCTTAAAAAAAAATTAGATGTTGAATCCGATAATAAATTAAATAATGAAGATAAACAATTAATTATTATAGATACACTTAAAAAGGTAAAGAAGGAGAGAGAAAGACAAACAAAACTTCAAAACCAAGTAAGAGAAGATTTACGAACAAGATTATCAAGTAAATCGGGTGGTGGTAAAAAAGGAACCCAACGGCGAAAACTTAGAAGACATATAAGACGCACACGTAAACATCACGACGATGTTAAAAAATTAAGAGAATTAAGTAAAAAAAAAAGATTAGGTAAAAGAAGTATTTACCATAATAATAACAATAATAACAATAATTATATTAATAGTATACGTAACTTGATTGAAAACAATAATGTATTAAGTAATATTATTAGAAATAATAACATAATGGATCATTTTAGTTTGGAAAATAACAACAACAATATTAATGAACATGATTATATTTTAAATAATAATGGTAAAATTAAAAAGAAAAAATATACCAAGAAAGATTGTGGCAAGGTAATATATAAACAACTAAAAAATAAGGTCACGCGACGTAATTTACAGAAAATAAAACAACTATTTAACAATCACAGTCCTTTGCAAATTTAATACAAACTAAATGCAAACTTTAATGCAAACTTTAATGCAACCTAAATATATAATTAATATAAAGTAATTATATATGCAATCAATCTTATTTTTATTAGTACTTGTCCTATCGGAATTATCAGCGCAATTTTACTTAAAAAAAGGTACCCCTCCTAGTAAAAAGTTATCGAATCTATCTTTTTCATCCTTTTTAAATATGCAAACCATTATTGGAATAATGCTATATGCATTAGTAGGTGTTTTCTTTGGGTTATCTTTGAACTATTTTAAATACGGTTTAATAAATATTAACTGGCATATTGCTATGTTCTTAACAACTCTTGGGATAGGGTTCTTCTATTTCGGCGAAAGATATTCTATGCAGGAATATGCTGGTATAGTATTAGGATTACTAGCATTAATATTGTTAATGACTGGTAAAAAACACGACTAATTAAATAGTGAATAAGTTACTTATTCTACAGTAACAACCTTTGCTAAATTTTTGGGTTTATCTGGATTTATCCCTTTATGTATTGATAAATTATAAGATAAATATTGCATTGTTATAGTATATAAAATCTCTTCATAATATTTATTTTCAGGAACATAAATAATATCATTTGTTCCTATATCAATATAATCTGTTATATCATTTATTTCTGTTAAAATTAATACATAAGAACCTCTAGAAACTATTTCCTTATATGTATTTAATAATTTATTTTTGTTTTTTTTATTAATTAATAAAATAACTGGAAACTCTTTACATAATAATGCAAATGGTCCGTGTTTTAATGAGTTCGCCGAAAAACCTTCTGCATGAATATAACAAACTTCTTTTATTTTTAAAGCACCTTCATTCGCTATTGCCTCCATCTTACCTTTTCCCAATATAAATAAACTATTTTTATCTAATTTGTTTATAATATTATCTATATTTTGTAAATTTTTTAATCTATTAAATAATTCATTTATATCTTGGGGAAGTTTTCTCATATTATTTATAATTAAATTATATAATGGTTGGGTAATTTTTTGTTGCTGATTAATCCATATACTTATCATACTTAATATACATAACATAGATGTAAAAGATTTAGTACTTGCAACAGATACTTCTCTTCCTGCATTTAAATATACTCCACAATGTACCTCTCTAGCTATTAATGAATCTACGGCATTTATAATTCCTAATGTAATTATATTATTTATATTTTCACATAATTCTAAACATCTATATAAATCCTTAGTTTCACCTGACTGACTACAAAAAATTATTAGGGTATATTTATTTTTCGGTATATCGCTGATTGCAAAATCTGCGCCATCTATGCATTGAATATTTGTTATTTTACTACATAATTTGAAATAATATTTACCTATCATACACGCATTTAAACTGGTTCCACAACCTAATAATATTATATTTTCTATATTATTTAAATATTCTTTTAAATAATTTATCCCGCCTAATTTAATATAATTATCTGCTATTCTAGCACCATTATTCATACTTCTTAATATGCTTTCAGGTTGTTCATATATTTCTTTTAACATCCAATGAGAATATGGGGTTGGTGTTAAAGAATTATATATTTCATTTTGTATATTATTTTTAACATATTTGTTTATAGTATTTATTCCTTGTTTATTTAATATTGCTATATCATTATTTTCTAAACATATATAGTTATTTACCTGTTTCATAAAACCTGAAATTTCAGATGTTACTATTATCTCCTTTTCGTTTTCACCAATTAATATAGGAGATCCATTTCTAATAACATACAGATTATCTGGATTGTCTTTATATAGAATAACCAATCCATAAGTACCTTGTATTTTACTAATTAACATCTTTATAGCATCTAATATATCTAAATTTAAATTAGCTATATAATGTTCCAGTAAATTACATATTATTTCTGTATCTGTATCACTTTTAAAATATATACCCTTTTCTATTAATTCTTTTTTTATTGCGTAATAATTTTCTATAATACCATTATGTACTACACATATTAGATTATTATATGATAAATGAGGGTGTGCATTTTCATCTGTAACACCTCCATGTGTTGCCCATCTAGTATGAGCAATACCTATATATGATGATATATTAGAGCAATCTTCCTTAAATTTAATAAAATCATAACCATTAAGCATAGCCTTTTTGTATAATCTTATAGTCTGTGAAATATAAGATATTCCAACTGAATCATACCCTCTATTCTCTAATTGATGAATGCTATTTAATAAAAAATCTATAATATTAGTATTATTCTTTGAAATAATAGCTGTTATACCACACATAAATATAATCTATAAATATAATCTATAATTATGTTATCTCTTTATTAATTATTTCAATAAAATCATTTTTATAATTATTCGGTATATAATTAAAATCAATCAATATTCTATTGCGTTCATACCGCTGTTGAGAGTTATTCTCTTTTTGTAATTTTTCTTCAAAATACTCTTGGTTTTCCCAGCATTTTTCAGCGGTTTTAGGTCCGCATTTTGAAAACACACCCGGTATATCATCAGATTTATCTCCCATAACTATCTTCATAAATAAATACTTCTTCGGATCATCATGATAGGTTTTACTATCAGAAACCTTTTTATAAGACAAGTTATACAATTCTATTTGCGGATACTCTAACAACTGAAGATAATCCGTATCACTCGTGATTATATAAATATGTGCTTCGGGATTTTTCGATAATATTTGTTTGGCTGTTATAGCAAGACAATCATCTGCCTCTAATCTTGGATGCGAAACAATAGCTTTAACCCCTGCTTTTATAAAAAGGTTATAGGTATCATTATTGTCATCATTATCGCTCACATTATTATACGCCATTTTGAAGAAATTACCTCCTTTAAAGGTGCTATCATATATTCTGTTTATCTTGTATCTATTATCTAATTCCATTCGCCATATATCTTTTCTAGGACAATCCTTGCCAACAATAATTATTGGTTCTACCTTCTTACCATATGTCTTTTTAATCTTAAGTTTTGTCGCCATTTCTTGTATCTTATCAACAAACACCTTTTTGTATTTGTCTCTAAATTCCGTATTCTCATATGGGTCATCACCTAATTCTGTGTCTGCTTTTGCATTCTTCCACCAATTATTTAAAGCAAAATAACGATAGAAACAATAATAACTACCGTCTATAAGTATATAAACCTTTGGAGTATTTTGTGTAGTTATAACTTCTTTTGTCATTTGTATTTGATTAATATATTTGATTATTTTAAACTATTTATATTTCATTATTGATAAATATAAATATTTCAATTTATAAAATTATTCCTTATTCCTTTTCTATCTCTATTACCTTTGCTATATCTTTTAAAACTTTCTTATCATTTACGTCACAATATGTTGTATCTAAAAGTTTATGGAATTCGTCTACCTTGTCTTTATCTTCTATCCATCCTGGGTTTGCGTGTTGCCAATCTTTCAT